AATTATTGACGGCGGCGCTTTGTTAATTGCTACATGCATTAAACTTCACTATGACTGTAAAGAACGCCAACAAAGAATGAGAGATTATGTTAATGAATACGCAAACCTTAGTAGTTGATATTGATGATACCATTTGCACTCCGCTCCATGGTCGAGCTGAATCCGAAGTTAAATACGGAATGGCAAATCCTAATCGCCCGATGATTGCAAGTTTACAAAAGGCAAAACAAAACGGATATCGCATCGTTCTTCACACAGCGCGAAGAATGTTGACTCATGGCGGTGACATAAATAAAATCATTGAAGATGTCGGACAAATAACCACAGATTGGTTAGATAAGTACGAAGTACCTTACGATGAAATTGTATGGGGTAAACCATACGGTGTTTATTACATTGATGATAAAGCGATGACTCCTGAAGAGTTCGTTAAGATGATGGAATGGAAGTGATTATGAAAAACATTGGTTTCGCAAAGATCGGTAAATCTATTAAATTTAAAACTAACAAGTACTCTCCAATTGGTGGAGATAACGAAGCGTCTTGCACTATACGAGCAATGGCAAACAACAACCCAGACAAAACGTTTTACCTAATTGGTCGTTCTGACTTTGGCGCATTGTCTGATACTGAACGCCTGGATTTGTTTCCATATGATAATGTAATTGATTGTTGGCACGGTGTTCCTTTGGCAATGTCAGAAACATATTACAATCACATTATTAATTATTTTAAAGACATTGAGCTTGACTTTTCTGTTATGATGATTGGACAAATTAGTAATGTTACAATCCCAGAAAAAATTTGGAAAGTACGTGAAAGCCAACAAGATGGAAAACCAGCCGCAACTCTTGATATGACTAAGTGGTATACAACTCCTATTACTAAATGGCTAAACGAAAGCAAGCCACGATGGATAGAAATTGTTAACGATCCACGATATGTTATCAAACAACCGCGTGACGTATTTCATATGCCTTTCCGTTCTCTTGGACAATACGATTATGATTATGAAACATTTTCTATTACTGATTATGAAAACCAAGAAAGATTGGTACGGGTTGTTCATTCTGAATATGCAGGAATGGAAACTGCGTTCTGTGGCGATTATGAATACACTGAAGAAATCAATACAGATCGTAAGACAGACTTTATGGTTGTACTTAATGAAGGTAAACCATCTCGTTATGGATTGCTTAAAAACTGGGTACTTGATAAATTTGATAATGTTGACATATATGGTAAATGGCTTGACAAACGAACTGAAACCGATGAAAGGTTTAAAGGATCATTACATATTAATGAAATCCAAGATAAACTACAGGATGTTAAGTTTACATTCATTATTCCGATTAAAGAAGGTTGGACAACGTCAAAGTATATTGAAATGATCCATGCTGGAGTTATTCCGTTTCTTCACCCAACTTATGACGACCAAGGTCATTTGCCTATTCCTGATTTCCTACGGCCAAAAACGCCTGAAGAATTCTATACGAATATGCAACGACTAATTGACAACCCAACAGAATATGAAACGGTTTTAAAAGGACTGCGTAAAGCAATTCTTAAACCTGAATATTATGACGGTAGCTTCATTAATGATAACATTATGAAAGCTGCAGACCAAAATTATACAAGACCTGATACAGCGCAGTTTACAAAGACAAAAGCTGCGACACTTGAAGACTTTTTTGCATAGAGGATATAAAATGAGCGAAATTACATGGGCCCCAATTATTCCACTAATCGGTGGACAAATGCTAGGAGCAGAAAAAGCTTTTGGAAAACCACCTGAAGCTATCTATTCATACGCGGACTTTGAAGGAAATGATAGTCATTACGTTAACTATCAGCAAAACGTCAAAGGACGTGATGTACAATATAAAATGATTCCTGAAAGTTCAAGTCGACATATCAATGTCATTTCAGGTACACCACCTTGCGCAGCATTGTCACAGCTTAACACTGGTAAGACTGAAGCGGCTAAAGGCGCAAAATGCGAAAAGAACGAATGGATGTACGAAGTTTTTAAAGAAGGCATTAACCGATTTTCAGCTAAAGCTATTGTTGTTGAAAACGCTCCGGCGTTGTTTACTAAGAAAGGTAAAGAAGTAGCTGATAATTTGTTTGACATTTGCTCAAAAGCAGGGTATAGTTTAACTCTATATAAAACATCTACAAAATATCATGGTATCCCACAAGCTAGAGATCGTACTTTTGCTATCGGATGGAGATCTGAGGTTGCACCTATTATGAATTGGTATAAAAGACCTCGTAAAGCTTTTCATGAATATCTTTCGGAGTTAAATGATGATGTTCAACAAATGGATATTTTGTGTAACAAAAAACTTGATGAAGAACCTTACTATCAATATATCAAGTCACTAACAAACGAAGATCCTCGTAAAGTAATTATGGAGAGCGGACAGATTACAGCATTTAATTATATCAATAAAAGCGGTAAATTGCCTGCTTGTAATAAGTGGATGCATGATACAAATAATGAGCGTGGTATCAAAGTATCAGACCATGCAGTCAAAAAGTTTGCAATGGGTAAAGGTATTTGGGATAGCTCAACTCACGTCTTTGGAGATTGCATGAATGCGGTTATCGGCCGTAACCTTGCAGATACAATTCACCCAAAGTTTGATCGTTCTTTAACTATCCGTGAAGCCTTATATCTTATGGGTTTCCCTAATGATTTTGAATTAGTAGGTGGATTGCCAAAGATGAACCATATTGCGCAGAACGTACCTGTACCAACATCAAGAGATATTCATACTGAAATTGGTAAGTTCATTCGTGGCGAGTTGACCATGTCAGATACTAATTACCATCGTCAAGATAACCACAACGAACGTATGTGGTCTGATCCAGGTGGAAAAAACAACCAAGCAACACTTGAGGAGTTCATGGCTTGAAACACGACTTTATTATAGATTTTGAGACATTCGGTAAGGATGCTCAAAAGTGCGCAGTGATTGACTGTTCGGTAATGGTATTCAGTTGGGATAAAATGATTTCAGCTGATCCATATACTCTTGCAGATATATCAAAAACAAAACGATTTAAACTATCCGTGGTAGATCAAGTTAAAAACTACGGATGGGAAATTGACAAAAGCACAGTTGCATGGTGGGAATCCTTAGGACCTGAAGTCCGTAGGAATATCAAACCACTTCCAACTGATTTAACTGTTACTGATTTTACCAAGCAATTTCATGACTTTCTAATTGACTCACCAAAGATTAGCAAATGGTGGTCTAGGTCAAATACATTTGATCCGATTATCCTTGGTCGTCTATTTCAATCACAAGATAAACTATTACATATGGAAGAGTACTTAAAGTATTGGGCAGTCCGCGATACACGTACTTATATTGATGCAAAGTTTGATTTTAAGCAAAAGAATGGGTTTATTCCATTTGCTGACGAACAACGTTGGGAACAGATGTTTAAAGCTCACGACAGCTCGTGGGATATTTTAGCTGATGTATTACGTATGCAAGCAATTCGTAGGGCTGAGGAAGATTTAGAACAGGTGACAACATGAATTTAAACGTAACTATTGAAGACTTACAACAATATAAAATCTTCGTTGGCACTCCAATGTATGGTGGACAATGCGCAGGCTTATTCACAAAGGCTTGTAATGATCTTGCTATGCTCTGCACTGCTAATAAAATTCCAATTAAGTTTTATTATCTTTTTAATGAAAGTTTGGTACAGCGAGCTCGTAACTATATTGTTGATGAATTCCTACGCTCGGACTCAACGCATTTAATGTTTATTGATTCAGACATTGGTTTCAATCCAAGAGATGTTATTTCACTTATGGCAATATATCATTCAGATCCTGATAAGTATGACATTTTGACTGGACCTTATCCTAAAAAGACTATTGCGTGGGAAAAAGTTCAAATGGCAGCAAAGGCTGGTAAAGGTGATGAAAATCCTTTTGAGCTCAACGAATTTACTGGTGACTTTGTATTTAATCCAGTGGGTGGAGTAACTAGTTTTAAGATGGATCAACCTCTTGAAGTTGGTGAAGCAGGTACAGGATTTATGTTGATTCCTCGTAAAGTATTTGAAGATTATCGAGCTGCGTACCCTGAATTGTCATATAAGCCAGACCACGCAAGAACTGAAAACTTCGATGGTGAGCGCGACATTACAGCATTCTTTGATTGTATCATTGACCCAAAGACTCGCCGTTATTTGTCTGAAGATTACTTCTTTTGCCAGAAAGCAAGGGCAATACAAAAAAGAGTTTGGATGTGTCCATGGATGAGAATGACTCACGTAGGATCGTATATGTTTAATGGTAATATGTCAGCGCTTGGATCGCTTGGCGCGTCGCCAACGGCTAACAAAAAAAGTAATGCAAAGAATTACAAAAAACCATTGACAAAATCCAAAAAACGTAGTAAAATTAACAAATGATGACTAACCTAGGAGCTATATAATGAAATTTTCTGAACGCACTCTTACTATTCTTAAGAGTTTCTCTACTATCAACAAATCAATCCTAATGAAGCAAGGTAACACTCTTCGTACTATTACGCCTGAAAAAACATTGATTGCATCTGCAACAATCCCAGATCAATTCCCGTCTGAAGCATGTATTTACGATTTGTCAAGATTTTTGTCAATTTTGTCTCTCCATACCTCACCAGACGTGGAATTCCATGATAAATACTTTGTAATCACAGAAGGTAAACAACGTACACGTTACGCGTTTGCCGACGTCTCCATGATACACGCAGCGCCTGAAAAAACCATTGAGTTGCCTTCGGCTGATGTGGTTGTTGATGTATCTTGGAATGATTTACAATCCGTCCTAAAGGCAGCAGGTGTTCTTCAGTTTAATGAAGTTGCATTTGTTGGTCAGGATGGAAAGTGTTACCTAAAGGCCATCGACAGTTCGTCTGCGGCAGCGGATGACTACGGTGTAGAAATTGGCAATACTGCCGATGAGTTTAAGATTATTATCAAAACTGATAATTTGAAACTCTTACCTCAAGATTACAGAGTTACGCTGTCAAGTAAAGGTATCTCTGAATTTAAAGGTGAAGACGTCACGTATTTCGTGGCTATTGATACAAAGTCGACTTATAAGAAAGGATCCTAATTATGGATGATAATCAACCCCAAGAAAACCCAGGTGGTATTAACCTGCAAGACATGGCAACTGTAGTTCAAATTATTGACATTGCCTCACGTCGTGGTGCTTTTGAAGGCCGCGAACTTCAAGGTGTTGGAATGCTACGGAATAAAATTGAAGCATTCTTGCAAGCACAAACGCGACAGCCTGAAGGCAATATGCCTATGGAGGCGATGGCCGACGTCCCGCAAGACGCTGAGCTTGCAGATAAAGTTGTAAGCTAATGGTTCAACGAACGCGGGCAATCGTTGTAAAACAAACCCGCACTTTATTTTATATTATGGAGACAATATGTCTATTGATGCTAAACAAAATGAAGTGCTCTGGGTTGAGCGCTATCGGCCGCAACTGATTGCGGATACTATTCTCCCTGAAAAAACTAAATCAATGTTCACAAAGTTTGTTACGGATAACAGTGTACCAAACTTATTGCTGACTGGCGGTCCAGGTGTTGGCAAGACTACTATTGCAAAAGCAATGCTTGAAGAACTAGGCTGTGATTATATTGTAAAGAACGGCTCGCTAAATGTTAACATTGATACTCTTCGCTATGACATATCAACATATGCGTCAGCTGTATCATTGCAAGGTGGTCGTAAGTACGTAATCTTTGACGAAGCTGATTACCTTAATGCTGCAAATGTTCAACCAGCGTTGCGTAATTTTATTGAAGAATATTCTTCCAACTGTGGTTTTATCTTTACTTGTAACTTCAAGAATAGAATTATTCAACCGTTGCGGTCTCGGTTATCTGAAGTTGATTTTACTATTGAAACAACAGATCGCCCTAAACTTGCGTTGCAATTTATGAAACGTGTAGAGACAATTCTTAACACAGAAGCAGTTGATTACGATAAGAATGTTGTTGCCAAAGTTATTCAAAAACATTTTCCTGATTTCCGTAGAGTACTTACTGAGCTACAATCGTATGCAGCTTCAGGTAAGATTGATGAAGGTATCTTTGTTAATCTAAAGCAAGAGTCTATGGATGAATTGTTTCGTTTGTTAAAAGCAAAAGACTTTACCAATATGCGTAAATGGGTTGCAAAGAATAGCGATCAAGATATGAATGAAATGTTCCGTCGTATTTACGATATGGCAACTGATAAAGTTCTAATGAAATCGTTACCTGGATTTGTTGTAACTCTTGCGGATTATATGTACAAAGCAAACTTTGTTGCAGATCTCGAAGTTAACATGGTTGCATTCCTAACCGAAGTAATGATTGAAGCTGAATACAAATGAGTGAATGGATCAAAAAACTAATAGGAGCACATCAATGCTTTCAATGCAAACAGTATATTGATAAGAAAGATATATATGATGTAAACCTAGATACACTTGACGGACCATGGAATTTTAAATTGTGTGGAGTTTGTGCTAAAGATTTTGATGATATGATGAAAGAATTGGAGGAAGTAATTGGCGAAAGAGATAACACCATTTGATTTTATGAATGCCGTATCCTTTACAAAAGAGGATCTTATTGGTAAACACGATAACCCAGATCAAGCTGAAAGACTATATGTTCCTTACATGGTAAACCGTGGCTTTGCAAACTTTGAAGATACTATCCTACATGCAAACGAATTAAATCAGCGCGCTCATTTGTTTGATCGTGCTCAGTTTGATTATTACCGCGGTGCGTTACGTAAACGCAAAAGGTTTTCAAAGTGGCCAAAAGCTGATAAAAACATAGACTTAGAC